AATAACTTTCTCACGTCGTTTTCCAGACGTGTGTTTTGTTGTTTTTGTTGTGATCACGTTCACGTTTTCAAGTTCTCACAGTGTGAGCACTGTGTGTATCTTGTACGTGTGTCGATAACAATTTTTGGTATAAAATTTATCTGCTCTTAATGGTAGAGCTTAAATACCATGTTCATTCTTTTGTAAGTATAGAATTAAAATAAACTTTCCGATCGACGTTTATCCGCGTCATTAAATAATGGATTATAAATCTTAAGTTTTTGGTTATGTATATAACACCAATTAAGTCGCTGCTTTGGCAGTGTTTCTTTAGCTTTGATACTTTATTATACTTAGTATTCGAGCGATCCCCCCATAGTAACAGGTTGTTACTATGGGAACCCTCATGGGTATTTATAGTCCCATGAGATCCTACGTTCTTAAGCAAGGTAGGAATCATCATTTCTTTGTAATGATTTATTTTCCTGACTGCGAATTAATTGCTTTTCGCGGGAAGATGGATTATTAAATTGTTGCATTTTGGAACTGTCTATTTGGACCAGAATAGATTGCTATAATTACCTCTATGTATAGCAGAGGCGAACCATAGCCTGAGTTTGGAACTCAAACTTTTCTTTTAGAAGATTTTTGTTTCTCTTGGACTTGCTTGTAGCAAAATTTTCGAGGAGTAAGCGTAGCACAATCCACCGGGGTGTTGCACCTGGGTTTTAACGAACGTGTTAATCACATCTGCCATGGTGTGAACGAAGAATTAGTCGAATTGAGACTGGCCATCGATGATATAAGACTTTGCTACCGAAATTATTTTGTTTACGAGACACGGTATGTTACGCTATGTTGAACTTTGCGCACTGTTGGAGAGTCAAAATCTCTGGGGTTTTAGGGCCCCGTAAGACGCTCTGTAAGACCTAGTATTCGTATCGCGCGACCTTGCGAGCAATATGTTCTTCTTCTGGAAGAGTGGTATGACTCTTTTTCCTTATCCCATAATGAATACAACTATTATGGCAATCTCGAACGTGGCAGGGATGCAGGAAATGCAAGTACGCCAGAGGCTTGCACCACAATCCGGTGAAACCGAAGATTCACCTTTATTTCGACGTCTGAGGATCTCACAAATGTTTGATCCCCTCGCGCCGTTAGAAGAGGTGAATACTCCCATTGGTATGGGAGACGTCGTAGCGAGTAAAGTTGATGCTTTAGCTCGCAATCAGTTGGAAAAGGAGGGTAAGAACGATATCTTTTATGGTAAAGTTCTGGTTTCTGTTGGACTGTTGTTACATCAAATGTACAACGCTTCTTCTTTTGAGGAGGTTTCTGTTGATCTTTTCCAGTTTATGTTGAGTCATATCAATGTAGAAGGGAATTTGATGACTTTGTTGGGTTTTTCCCCACAAGCTTCAAACGATATGTTTGGAGATATGAAATCTTTGATTCGTACTGTGAAGTCGTATTCGGATGGACTAATGGATAGTCCCGCTTACCTTATGCTATCACGTATAGTGAAGCTGTGTGTGGTGAGTCAAATTATTCCAGCGAAAGATGTGACTTTCGCTGGTTTGAAGGTGATTTCGGATAATCACATACAAGACATTGCGGGGAACATGTCAGAATCTCTTTCTGATATGCTTTTTAACTCTTTGGAGTTTGCTATTGATGTCTATAATGCGGTATCCAATGGAACAAGTATGGTGAATTTCTTCTCACCACGCACTCTTTTTAAAGAGGTTTCTGAAATTTTGGCTGATGAGGTCATGTTCCAGGGACAGATGTTGAAGAAAAATAAGGGTATTACGAACGCCCAGTACTTGCAAAAGATTCGTGTTGCGCTGTCACAGGTCACTGTTGCAGCAAATCGCCGTGGTCCTGAGAAATTGGTATACCATGGTCTTTTGGTGCGGTTAGCACAGTTACAAGCGAAGGTGGAAGCCTTCGTTCGTAGAACTGAATACCGCCAACCTCCCTATACCATGATGTTTCATGGGGAACCCGGGAGTGGGAAGACTAGTGCTTCCCAACATTGCATACAAGCTATTGGGGTGACTAATAATTTTGATGTCAGCCCCCAGGCTGTTGCAATGGTCAGTGAAGGTGATAAATACCATAGTACTATTGATGGTAATACAAATGTCATCATCATTGATGATGCTGCAAATACGAAGTTGCAGTATGCTGAGACGTACATGAACGAGATTTTGATCACGTTTTGCAATACGTCACCTGCAAAGGCTCTGAAAGCCGATTTGCATGAGAAGGGAACTATTCCTATAGAGCCGAAGCTTTTGGCCCTGACTACGAACAATCCCTTGATGGATATTCAGTCTGTCTCTCATGCGCCGAATGCAGGTTTTCGTCGTATTGACTGCCTTGTTGAGGTGGTCGTACGCGAGGAATTTCGGTTGCCCGATGGTACTATCGATAAAAACAAGTTGGAAGAAGCTCAACGGGAAAATCCATTCGTGGATTTCCAGGAGTTTTATCTTTGTAGATATAAGGAGAATAAGAGAGCCGATGGCTCTAAGAAGAACTCCGTGACTTGGAATGTTGAAAGGAAAATGGATAAACCGTATTCATTGGTAGAGCTTGCCGAGTACATGCTTGGTGAGTATAATGTTCATATTCGTCGTCAGACGAAGATTGTCGAACGTATGAATACACCTATGGGTGATTTGTATTGTAGAACATGTTTGAAACATCGTACGAATTGTAAGTGCATTCCCCTATGTGGGGTTTGTTGTTGTGCCGTCTCTTCTTGTATTTGTTTGAAGAGTGAGCCCATTGTCTCCCCAGAATTTTTCGGAGGAGTTTTGACAACTTACATTCGTGCTCAGATGTTACAAACTGTTACTAATTTGACAGAGAGCATTTGGATTATTCCTACGCGATATGTTGTGGATTTTGCTTCCAAGGTTGTACCAGGCTTCGCCGCTTTGGCGATATTAAAAGCCGTTATTGGTACGAGTTGGCAGCGAAGGGGATGTATTTTCATGTTGTGGGCTCCCATAATTGGGTTGATGCATTACATGATATCCGCTTCTTTCGGATCGTTGTACTTTTTCGTGTATTTGTTTTTGTTTTTGTATTCTTTATTAGCACTATATTACTCCTGTTACTTGTTGAGAGTGAGTTTGGTTAATAGTGTGGTGAAGGATATTTTGAACGCTAGTACGAGAAATGGTATGGCCGAAGCGTTGAGATATTCTCTTTGGGCGGCTGCCTTGGTTTCCATGGCAAATATGTTGCGTTTTCTGGTTAAGAATTCCAGTATTTCTTTCTTGCCTCAATTGGCGAATGATCCCATTACACCTGAAGAATTTCAGGCAAAAAGGGAGGAAAAGAACGAATGGATTTCGATGAAACCGGAAGCGCGCCATGTGCGAGGGATTCCTTTGACCATGACCCAAGATCAAGTCATTGGTCGAGTTAGTAATAATGTTGTACATATTGCTGCTCCAACCAAAGATGGTATTGGTGGTAAACCTTCCACCATACGCGTCAATGGAATTTTTACTTCGGATAAGAAGGTTTTGATTCCACTTCATTTCTATGAACGTTTGCATCCGGATGTTCTTCTGACAGTTCGTCGAGGAAATCATCCTGGTACTAAATGGGATTCTCACATTTTGAAAAGTGTGCAGGTTTCTCCTGATGCAGTTTTGTGTGTTCTTACTAATGGCCCTTCTTTTGGTAGTATACGAGAATTTTTCTCGGATCAACCACGAAAGGGCCAGTGTGCGGCCGTACAAATTAATCGTGATATGGAAGGAGACGTTGTAATACGTAAATTGCAATGGAATTACCGAGACTCTTTGAGTAACGGTGCTTCCGCCCGACACTGGGGGAGTGAACATGTTTGCACTCCCATAACTAGTGTTGGGGACTGTGGTGGTTTAGTGATTAGTCTTGGTGACAAGATGATTCTGGGTTACCACGTTGCCGGAGATCGAGCTGGTTTGGCTCGATCCTTTGGTCTTCTTGGTTCGGATTTGTCGACAGACGATGATGAGTTTTTCGTGGAAGCTGGAGATATGGAGGCATATACTGATGAGCTGTATAGTTCTCCTTACTTTATGAGTGAGGAAGTGCATCCACATGCAATTACACGTTATTTGAAGACAGAGGATATTCCAGCAACACTTTTTGGTTCAACAACCACTCCTACGGCACGTATTCACTCTGATGTGAAGCGAACCCCTATGTCTCCATTTTTGGAGATGTTGGGGAATCCTTGTTTATGGGGTCCTCCGCGATTTAATTTTAGGAGGAATACTCACAAGTGTTTCGTTTCAGCCTTGGACCAGATGCGTCCCATTGAACCATCGCTGTTGACTATCGCTGCGCAAGATTATGCGTATCCGATTGTTGAACGCCTCAAAACTTGGCTTGGTGCCGGGATTGATTTACGAGGCGTTTTAACTATATCGGAAGCGGTCAATGGTCGAGAGGGTGCGAAGTTCATTCGGATGATGAATGTGAATACTTCGGCTGGACTCGGTTTATCTGGAACCAAAAAGCGTCATCTGCTTGAATTTGTGGATGATGAAACTGGAAAGAAAACTTATCTTCCTACAACTCTTGTGCGTGAGCAGATTGAACGTACCCTAGCCAATATGCGGCAGGGGCTTCGGACATATCCTCCATGCAAGGGAGCTTTGAAAGATGAACCAACGAAACTCATGAAAGATGGAGTTCCGAATGAAAAGGTTCGGGTTTTCTTTGTTATGCAGATGCACATGATCATTATAGGTCGTATGTATCTGTGTCCGATTTTGGAAGTTCTCCAGATGTGTCCCCAGTTGAGTGAGTGCTATGTTGGTGTTCAAGCAACCACTGGTTCTTGGGGAGAACTGTATCATCATGTAACACAATTTGGTGAAAACAGTATCCTGGCTGGTGACTACAGTCAGTATGATCAGAAAATTACTGATCAGCTAATTCATGAGGTGGCGCGTGTCTTTTTGGAGATAGCGCGAACTTTGGGATATTCTCGTGACGATTTGCATGTTTTGAGAGTGTGGTTTGCTGAAATGGCCAATCCGATGTTTGACTTCGGTCAAGTACTCGTAATGGTTAATGGGTACAACCCTTCGGGCAGTCCTGTGACTGTGAATATAAATAGTGTAGTGAATTCTTTACTCCACCGTTGTTTTTACTATGATCACATTTCTACCCGTCAGAAGGCGAGTGTTGGTTCGTTTCGCAAATATGTGGCGTTGGCCACATATGGTGATGATTCTTTAGCAGGTCGTCACTCTTCTATCCCTTGGTTTAATATGCGTGAGTTGCAATTTTGGTTGCGTCGTTACAATATGACGTATACCGACCCCAAGAAAAGTACGGTCATACCGGAATTATTCCATATACAGGATGTTGAGTTCTGTAAGAGATCCTTTCGGTGGGAATTCCGTGTTGATGATTGGGTTGCGCCTTTGCAGGTTGATTCTATTTGGAAAAGTGTTCATTGTATGATGGCCACTAATTCGGATGAAATTGATATATGCATTCAGAATATGGTGAATGCTTTGCGAGAAGGTGCTCGCCATGACGAACACACTTTTGATGGTATACGAGAACTTATTGTTGCTGTTGCAAGTGATTTGGATTGGCTGGACTTCAATGAACATTTTCATTGGAGTTATGATCGTTGGTGGGATTTGTTCCGCAACGATTTTTCGCTCTTGTTAGCGGATGTGGGATCTGTTGGTGATTGTACCAGCGATACTGCATCAATAGCAAGTACATCTGAGGATTAGTCTCCGGCCCCGCTCTGCATGCGGGGTCGTTAAATTGTATAAATTGTAGTTAAAATGTAGATGTGTGTATTGATTACGTGTCGATAAATTGTTCATAGTTCGAACCGCTTGCACATATAGTTTGAACAAAACCCATAGTTACCCAAGGTTTGAGTTTGCCTGGGAAAATGTATATAAACTTAGTATATTCAATGTAAATATAAATAAAAGCGGTAGTGAAACAGCTGCCGCTGTGTCCTTTTCGGATCAACTGCCTACATGGCAGTATTCTGTTTCAAATCAGCTGGAGGCCACTTATTCTTTAGCGGATACAACGGACACTGTCCAATCGTTCTTTGAAAGACCGATTTTGACTCGTACGTTGGAATGGCCACAAGACACTGCGTTGTACGAAACGTTTAATCCGTGGACGGATTTCTTTGAAAATCCACGGATCATAAATCGTATTTCGAACTTTGCTTTACTTCGATGTAAATTGAATGTGAAGTTTGTTCTCAATGGGAATGCTTTCTTTTATGGAAGGGCGATATGTTCTTATACTCCTCTTCCTGATGCTGACAAATTAACCACCCTCCGGGCTGGTGTCCAGCAAGATTATATTGAGGCTTCCCAGCGTCCTCATGTATATTTGGACCCTACTACCTCCGAGGGAGGCATGATGGAGTTACCATTTTTCTTTTTCAAGAATAATATGGAAACCACCACGGCTGACTGGAGGAAAATGGGTTTGATGTCAGTGAGTGATTTGACACCATTGCGGAATGGGACACAGAATTCTGATCCCATTTCTATTTCGGTGTATGTTTGGGCCTCTGATTTGCATCTGTCTCAGCCAACATCCGTGGAACCACTTGGAATGGTTCCTCAAGCTGATGAGTATGTTGATGGAAGGATTAGTGGGCCCGCCACTACGATAAGCCGTGTTGCAGGAACTCTTTCTTCGGCCCCAATGATTGGGCCTTATATGAGAGCGACTGAAATGGCTGCTCGTAGTGTCGCTTCTATAGCGAAACTTTTTGGATATTCCAAACCCCGTTTGATTGAAGCACCTAATTTGGTGCGACAGTATATGCCTGCAATAGCAAACACTAATGTGGCCGATAACTGTTTTGGAATGGGGTTGGATTCTAAGAAGGAGGTAACAATTGATCCGAGAACGGTCGGATTGAGTGGAGAGGATGAGATGTCCATCGTTGGAATAGCCAAACGCGAATGTTATATTAATTCATTTGCGTGGGAGCAAACTAATGCTGTGGGAGATCTTTTGTGGAATTGTCGGGTTCATCCCGCAATGTTTGATAATTATGGTTCAGATCCTGTTGAATACCATTTGACTCCCTCTTGTTTCGTGTCAAATCTTTTTAAGTTTTGGCGTGGTTCGATGGAGTTTAGGTTACAATGTGTTGCATCGCAATACCATAAGGGTCGTTTGAGGATCGTTTGGGACCCTGTTTCACAGGATTCCTCCGAATATAACTTGAATTACCAGTATGTCATAGATATTTCACAAAGTCGTGATTTCACTGTCAAAATTGGATGGGGTCAGGCGACGGCATATCTGGAGGTTCCGCACCCAGCGGAATCTGCAGTACCGTTTTCTACGACTTCTCTTGGTTTTCAACCTACCAATGGTATTTTATCCGTTTATGTCGTCACTGAATTGACGTCTGCTACAGATGAAACTCCTGGCATCACTATTAATGCTTTTTCTAATATGTGTGATGACTTTGAGTTGGCTTGTCCAATTAACAAGCCTTTGGAGCAATTGACCATTATGGGAGGTACAGTTTCTACTCCTCTTTCCAATAAGACTCTTCCTGGAACTTTGTACGCTGATGAAGTGGCGAATGGAGAAAAGTATTTTACGACTTCTCTTAGTGCGACAGATTTTGATGTCGTTTCCCGGACGGACACTTCCGCTCCTGTAGTTGCTGGACCATTGTATTGGAACACATTTGGCTGGAAGATCGATGATGTCATTGGGACATATACTGTTTCTATGTCGTTTAAGAGTCAGAGTGCCCAACCCCCTTTTCCTATGACCATAACTGCTGTGGAAACTGGTTTGACGCAGGTCATTACCATTCCCACTGGTTCTAAGTCCTGGACTATTTCGTTTGAATACGATTATTCCACGACTGCCAATGGGTTGTTCATAGTGGAATATGTATGGGATATGCCGTTGTGGGATCCTCCTAGTTGTTATTTTACGATTCAAAGCACTTCAGCTCCTCGATATCCAGCGATGCAAATGTTGAAGATTTTGCCAGGTAGCACATTGAGTGCAATGACTGGTTCCACAACAATTACTTCTTATGCTGGTGCGTCCAAATGGAATATCACTTCGACTGCTGGAGCAGTCAATTTTCTGCAAGGTAGCGGATACACTTGTATACCTGGCACTCAGTGCCTGGTTGGTCAGTGCATCCCGTGTCCTCTTGGAAGTGTAGAATCTTTGGATTCTTCAGGTACTGTTATTACCACTCGTGGTTTTTCTGCTGTTCCCACTATAGGTGGTACAGCAAAAGTTGTTCCTGATTTTACTTTCATTGATGGCACGTATATCAAGTTGAGAAACAGTGCTCCTAATACTTTGGATGTTGCAAATATGGTCATCCCTGTCTTTGCAGATGGATTTATTCCTGAAGCTGATGAGACTGTGGACGTTGATACCAGTAATGCTCCGATAGATGAAAGCCCTGAGATTATGATGGGTCCGTCTGTCGATGTTCCGAAGACTTCAGATATCCATTTTGGAGAAGTTGTTGCTTCGCTGCGGACAGTTTTGAAACGTCCTGCAGCTTGGATCAGTTTGGCACTCACTTCGGGACCTTACAGCGGAAAAGCTGTACCTTGCTTTCCCGATAGTCGTCTTACTGGAACCGGTGTTACCAAAACTGCAAATACACCACTAGATTGGATTTCAAGTGCGTATGTTGGTAGGAGAGGATCGTTGCGTATTTATATGACGGTCCAAACTGCAACTCAACTTGCTGATTCTGGAACACATGTTGTCCGTGGTGCCGGGCCTTATCCTGGTTTTGGTGGGGTCACTATGATCCCTCTATATGGACCCTCTTGGGAGGGTTCGTATATAACTCCCGCCCTTGTGGGCGTTCCCAAGATTTTCGAAGTACCTTGGTATTCCAGGTGGCGCTTCGAACCGAGTCGGTATAACTCGGTTACTTATGATCCCGCTAACGGTTACGATCCATTATGGTTCAATCTTTTGTACCCGCCGTCCAATACTATCGCTGTAGCGGCTGGGGAAGATTTCAATCTTTTCTTTTTTCTTTGCACTCCCGTGTGTAAAGAAACTTAGCGATGCGTTCTCGACCGCTGACAATTGAGACTGTTAATCACAGTATAAACCGATTTTGTATATTTTTATGGTACATGTTTTACATTTTCATTTCATATTTCATTTATGTGTATCATTTTATATATAGTCCTTGAG